CAAATGTTTTTCGTATAGTTACGATATCCGGTTCGCCATGTTCTGATCTCAATTCTTTAACTAGGCCAGAGGAAGTGAAATAAACGGTCCACAACTCGTCGGGATGGCATCCGGCGGCATATCTAACCCCGTAGTAAAATTTGTTCATCTTTGACCAGCCTATTAGATATGTAAACGGTTTCATTTGTATTCTCCTATATGTCTATTTATACCAATAAAACCTACTTGCACAATAAAACCACGAAAAAACCCCAGAATATTTCTGGGGCTTTCGTGGGGGTGTCTTTCGCGGGGCTTAGTCGTCTTTCATTTTGACCCAAAGACCAGTCAAGTTTTCTTTGATGTCTTGTACAGCTTTAGGGTTATCACCGGGGAACTCACGACGCCATTGTTTCTTGGCACCATTCAGTCCACCTGACATTCCATTGACTTGTAGATCAGTGTCGCCATACGTTGGGTCTGGCTCATTTGCGTACTCTTCATCGATCTGTGGCTTTAGGCCAGCTAGCTTCAACATGTCGCCCAACATAGCTGCGCGATCTGCATCTGCGATGTCGTCTGATTCATTCATTTTACTATCCTTGACTGCCACAGTGCCATTTTTCTTCAGTTTATCGATATAACGGAATTTAACGCCGTCTTCTCTAGCCATTGCATTTGCTTCTTGTGGTGAGCACCATATCTGTTTGCCTGTTGCGGAGTGATATGTACCTGCACCAAGACCTGAATATACATAGGTGCCTGACTCTTCTGCCGATTCTTTAATTGATTTCAAACCAGCTAGGTGTAGCATGTCATTCAATACTGCAGCGCGATCTTCGTCGGCAACATCTTCGTTTACTTTGCCGTCACCATCACATGCTGGGCAGTATTTACCGCCGTCGTCCGAATATCCTTTTTTGTTGTTGCCGGTGCCGTCGCATTCATCACAGTCAGGTCTATCATCGCGTGATTCTTCAACCTTGTCCTTGTCTTTTTCGCTTTTGAGACCGAACGGATTTTCCTTGCCTTGTTTATTTTGCTTTTCGGCATTCTTTTCAGCTTTCTTGGCATCGAACTCATCAACTTGCTCTTCATCAAGCTCTTTGCTTTCATTCGTAACACATTCACATGCCTCATTACAATCGCCGTCACAATCACAATCGTGATCACAGCTACCTTTTGACTTCAGCATGTCTTCTTTGGTGTTGTTCTCGACAGTCATGTTCATGCGTTCGGTGTTATCCAAAGCTCCAAGAATGGCTTCATTCTGATCTTCGATAGCTTTCAAAGCTTCTAATACGTTTTTCATTTCCATGATTATTTCTTCCTATTTGGGGCTTTCTGTGCATTCCAAGGCCACCGGGATGGATCAGGAACATGTGTGCCTACAACACTTTGTTTGCCTTCTGGGGCATCTGACGAGAATTTCGCCTTATCACCATTTGGTACTGCAAGCTCATACTCACGTGTTTCGATATCGCCGAGCATTTTCTTGTTGTACTCATCGCCGAATGTTGGGTCTTGTGTAGTGGTTTCCATTTCAGAACCAACTAGTGGAACATAAACCTGTTCACCTTCTGGTGCTTCTTCACGAGCGATTTCATCGTAGTTATCTGCGTTCATTACAACAGACATACTGCGCGGAATGCCACCGAATGCTTCCATGTTGTTCCAAATCATATCTGGAGTCGCAGGATAGTTTACCACTGCATCAATTGTCCAAACTTCAGCGTTCTTCAGTGTTTGGAAGTCTGCTGGGTGTTTCTGAATTGGGGATTTCTTTGGGTGTGAGATACTGATTAGTTCATAACGTGAAAGGACATGCTCTAGCTTATCCATTACGCCATCAGTTGGCTCTATAGCAAGCTTGATACGGAAACCGTAGTCTTTCTTACCTTCTGTCAAATATGTAGCGAATTGTTTCATTGTAAATCCTTGTTATGTTATTTATCTTCGGCGTCCAATTTGATCTGGTCCATAACCTGTTGCATCAGGGTATTTCTGTCCAATATCACGCCTTCACCATCAATAGCGTCCTCATCGATACCACTTGATCTCATTCCGGAGTCCATTTTGGCTTTCCTCAACTGTAAGTCGAGCATTTTGAGTTTTTTGTCCATTTTGGCACTCTTTGCAGTGATTGCATGACCTAGCATCTGGCCTGCGACTTCCATCATACGGCCTGCTCTGGAAGGATCGACGTTGTATGCCAAATCCATGATGTCAGTGAACGCTGTTTTGGCTAAATCGCCCAACTCGTCCATCTCATTCTCGTGAGCTTCCAGATTTTTAACCATCGGCAGTGCTTTGTCTATTTTGTCAATCGTTTGCATGGTAGTTTCGAGTGCTTTCGAGTCCGTAGGCTCTGAGGTGGATTTCTCTTCTTCTTTATCGTCATCTGTGTCTTCTGGCTCATCTAGATTGAAAAGATCACTAAGTTGTTTCGTCATATGGTACTCCTGAATGTACTTATTACTTACGACGACGGTTTTTGGGTTTTGTTCCAGCGAATAGATCGTGTTCTGTGAGGATGCGGAACTTCACGCCCATGCGTTTGCTCCACGCGGATGCTGCTTTCCACTTTTCTTGGTTCACTGCATAACGTTCAGCGTCCATTTGTGATCGGACGGATTCTTTGAATGTTTCTTTGGCTGGCTTGATCTCGATCAATTCGCCATGCACGGTGCCATTCTTATCTACGTATGATATCAGGAAGTCCGGAATATACACGGTTTGCTTTCCTGTTAGTGGGTTTCGATATGGTATCTTCACGGATTCAGATGCCCATGAAAGTATGCTTGAGTTGTTATCACAGAACTGCATGAACTGGCTTTCCCAGCCGGATCGATATGTGGGCATACCAACCCCTTTGTATTTCTGTGGATTTCGAACTTGATATTGCCCGTGTAATGTCTTACCCCGGACTGCCATTATGCTAAGATGCTTCTCGCTACAATCTCAATTACAGGCTGGGTTTGTTTTACACCAAGTAGACTTGTGTTACGTCGGGTTTCATTCATGTACAATGCCAGTGTTGCATCTAGCTCCAGATCATCAACTGAATCCAAATCTTTAATGACTTGTAATGGGTCAAGTTTGTTATCGAATGACGTTGTAATAACGGCTGCGGTCAATGCGTCTGCTGCTTCTTGAGATTTGATCTTACGCACGAAGAAGCCATGTACGACATCATACACATTGATATCCACTGTCACTTTGGTGTCGAAGTACCCATTAAATAATCTGAGAGTTTTAGTGGTATTGGTCGAAGTGGATGGAGGTACAATCGGTAAATTGGTTGTCTGTTGTGTGCTCATCATGTATCCTTAAGGTTGCTCAGTACTATCTATCGGTCTTGGGGCAGCGGGTTGTGTTATTTGGACACTACTGTTATTACTGACCACACGCGAAGCTGCCGAAGAGAGTGATAGCCCAGCGATTGTCGAACCGATTCTCGGAATCGTTGATACGATACTGGTACCTATTGTATTTTGTGCACCGGCTGCTGGGATTATAGTAGATGCTTGTGGGAATGCGATTCCCGCACCCGCATTATCTCTGGCGGCATTTTTGATAACATCTACTGCTGAGTTTTTCAAAATAGATTTGATGTTTTTGCCACGAAGATTTCCTGCCGCACCGATACCTTTGAATATAGCTCCAGCAATATTTGGGTTCTCACCGAATAGATCATTTCCGATAGATGTGGCGGTCGATAAAAGGCCACCGGGGCCAAGTAGACTATCTGTTGATCCGCCGCCGGGGGTCAGTGGGCTTGGTGCGCTGTCGTAGTGAGCGTTATCAAATCCTGGGAGACGCTTTACTGTCTGATTCGATGAACCCATTTTCACTGCCTCGAACGACACTGACATAGAGGTTTCCATCGTTTCTGATGAACCGGTCACATCATGATTTGCGAATTGATAACTGTCGATCATTGGGTTCATAAGAGTATACTCAGTTACCCGTTTTTGATGCAAGCTATACACTTTAATCCAAGATAGGTATGGCGCAACGGGGCCTTTAGTCAAACCATATCTGTCAATGATGCGGGGCTTGTATACGTTATTTTCTAGATATGATACATCTTTGTGGTCAGAATCTGAGCTATAGTAACTGAAATAATCGAACCAAAAATCCCTCAATAGATTTGCACTGTCATCATGGAATGTGATATTGATTGGTTCGTATTCCATTTTGGTTTGGATCAGTCGTGTTCTGTTGTATTGATTTTTAATTTCCAGTTGATTTTTGAATTTTGGAAGGTCTACATTCTTTACAAGTTGTCCAATTTCAGTTTGTTCTGGAAACGTGAATTTAGCGTTTGGAACTGCTGCTGGATTGAATCCGATAACCACATAGAACAGAAACTTATTCTTAGGCGCAAGACGATAATTCGAGTCAACGAATAACTTCGAGGCATGTTTGAAATCACGGATTTGGTCATTAGTTGAGCCTAATCCGGTTAAGAATGAATCCATTATGGTCATCGGTTTTCCTTATTAACCAGTGACTGTGGTTCCGACTGTACGTGTTACTGCTGTACCGATGCCTGTTCCTACTGGGGTCTGAATAGCGTTGTCAAACTTAATTGTCATGCTGATTGTAGCAGGTTCAGAAGTCGCAAAGCTCATTGTGTTGTAGTTAACGTTTGTTACCATGCAACCATACATTTCCCATGTTTCGAGAACTGTTGGCTCATTGACACCGTTGCCGCCATCAAGAACTTCGTAGCGTGTGATGAATTTGTAATCGATGCCCGATGCTGCAGAACTCTGCTCCATGAAATCGAATTGCTTCTGCATCTGTTCACCGACAAGTTTAGCAACTTCGCCTTGAGCGTCATCACGTAGGTTTACTACAGTTGGCTCCCATGTGTGCTTACCAAGAAGGTTAACTTTTGAGTTATATACATCAAGTGTGATTTCTTCAAAGCTTGCGCTTGGGCGAGTAATATCCATGACCTGTTTGGTCAATTCACTACGTGGGGTACTTACGCCGAAGTTCTCAAATGATGCACGGAAGCGGTATTGTAGCTTCGGCATGAACAAGCCTTGTGCGGATGCGCTTTGATCACTTGCTAGTGGTACTGTAAATTTGGTCAATGATGCTACTGACATGTGTAATCTCCTGATTATCGTTACTAATATTTATCAGAAAACTTTGTAACTTATTCCACATGCATAAATAGTTTTAAGTGGTTGAATAGCGATATCAAAGTATGGTATTATACTGTGAGGGATTAATATGATAGAATGTAAAATCTGTAACAGAGAATTCAAGAACACAATAGGATGGAAACATCTACGAACGCATGATCTGACCACCACTGAGTACAAAGAACAATATGGTGAGGTGGTTAGTGAAGAATATAGGGAATTGAAGCGGTTGCAATCCTCTGGGGATAACAATGGAATGTTCGGAAGGAGTCATTCAGATGCATCCAAGCAACAGATGAGTGGAAGCAGCGTGGGTAAGATTGCTTGGAATAAAAATACTGCTATGAAGCAAGAGCAAAAGGATAAACTGAGCACCAAAGCACTTGCGCGGAACGCCGAATGGAAAAAGAATGGCAACCATCCAAACTTAGGCAGTAAACGCAGTGATGAAACTAAGCAAAAAATCAAAGAAAAGCGGGCTGACCAGACCATCACACATGAATCAGCGATGAAGGCTATCGAAACTAAAAAAGAACGTGGATATGATTTGGCGTTCTTTAGGGGCAGTAGTCATACCGAGGAATCAATAGAAAAGATTAAGGCATCATCGGGCGCTACTGCTAAACTCAAAAGCGAAAAAGCCAACGATAGAATTATGGAAACGTTATGTTCTCAAAACCTGATGTTATTAAATTCAGTAGATGAAGCACTGTTTAAATTAAAATGCAATACATGTGGTCACAAATTTCACATCACTAAGCAATATACTAGAGGGGTTAAATTGAAGACCCATCTATGTGACATATGTTATCCTAAACCGGCGATCCGAATCAGCAAAGGCGAAGCAGAATTGGCTGACTGGTTACGGGACAAAGACATCACTGTTGTTCAGACATCCCGTAGTATTATCAAGCCGTATGAGATAGATATTTTTCTTCCGGAATACAATCTGGGCATTGAATACTGTGGATTATACTGGCACAGCGAAGTTGCTGGAAAAGATAACACGTATCACTTAATGAAAAGAACTTTGGCGGCGGCAAAAGGCATTCATTTAATTACGTTGTTTGAAGATGAATGGATCAACAATTCTGATATCGTTAAGAGTCGGATCACGAACCACATAGGAACGACTGATGACAAAGTGTATGCAAGAAAATGTTTGATCGAAGAAATCGATTCTAGTACCGCAAATAAGTTCTTAAACGATAATCACATTCAAGGATCAGGCCGAAGCAATGTGCGATACGGTCTCTTTCACGATGGAGAATTATTATCAGTGATGACTTTTTCCAAATCTAATATCTCAAGAAAGGTAGATAAATGGGAAATCAATCGACTATGTAGCAAACTTAATACCGCAGTCATTGGTGGGGCGAGTAAGCTTTTCAAGCATTTCGTAACCAACATCGACCCTATCGAAATCATATCATACGCAGATAAACGATGGAGCAACGATGATGCATTTTATGACAAATTGGGATTCATTAAACAAAAAGATACGCCGCCATCGTACTGGTACATAACAGCAAATGATCTTACTCGTTATCATAGATTTGGGTTACGTAAAACAAAAGAGGACAATCAAAATATAACCGAGTGGGAGAATAGGCAACTACAGGGGTGGAATAGAATATGGGATTGTGGAAACTTGAAGTACATATGGAAAAAGGGGCAATAAAAATTGCCCCTTTTACTTTCGTTATATTGCCGAATACTTCGCGTTATCCTCCGGCTATTTCACCAGTATTCAAAATTCGAAGTGGAATATAAATGAATTCGACTGTTTTTACTGGCTCGATGGCTATATCTACGTAAAGTTCGTTACGGTCGATACGTGCTGATGTGTTGTTTGACTCATCACACACTACCAAGTAATCGTACAATCCGCGTTTTGCTACAAGATCGTTCATTTCTTGCTCAACAACCTGCTTGATTTCATCACGAGTTAGCTTATCGTTCGGCTCGAAGATGAATGGTTTTGCAAGCTTATCAAGCTGACGACGAATGTGAGCTACCAGACGGGCAACGTTGATGCGATCAAGCGCCGAAGCGAATGACTGCACTGTCAAGTTACCGTACAACATAACACCAATTCCCGGAATGTTAGTAATCGGGTTGATATCGTTGGTGTACAATGTGTCACGAACTGATTCACGGATGTCGGTAAGCTGGAATTCACCAGATGCTGCATCCAAGTAACCAATTGCTGATGCGTTATCAACTAGACCACGGCGTGGTCCTGCTGGTGCGAACCAAGGGAACGCTACATCATCATTTCGTACCAAACCACGAAGAACCATGTGGGATGATGGAACAACAATTGTGTTTCCGCTCAAGTCGTTTGTGAGACCGTGGCAATACCATAGACCCATGTATGAACTTGAATTTGCGAGACCATCTTCGCCTGTTCCTGCAGTTGCGTTTGTTGCCCAAGCTTGGATTTCCGTTGAAGTGGAACCCAAACGCATTGGTGTATCACCAACAACGAATGCTGTTTCACGACGATCCGTGTTCAATTGGATCATGTTCGGAATAAGTTCAGGATATCCAGGTGAAGAAATAATGTTGAACTCACGAGTCTCTTCGCGGTTATCAGTGCTTGCATCGATACCTGCTTTAAATGCGGCAACAACAACGGCGCGTTGAGCTTTACGACCCATGTAAGGGGAGCCGTCAAGTTTGTTTCCACTTACTGTTACCCATGCGTTTGTCTCTGTTGGGAGAGTTGGGTAATCAGCGATTGGGAAATCTGTGCGGTTGAAGTAATCGCTTTTGAATTTCTTCACGGTGTAGCCGGAACGACGTGTGTTCCATAGAAGCATACCACGTGGATAGATTGCTGGGTCTGGCTCATCCAGATCAACAATATCAGAAGTTAGCAAATCAACGATTGATGTAAGTGTTCCAGTGTTGACATCAGTTGTGGTGTCACCCATGAAACGAGCATCAGCGAATAGGATACCGTTTTCTGAACCTTGATCGGTGTTGTCTACGACTACCCACTTATCTTCACCAGAAACTGCTTGCCAGCGATTTAGGATTGGATAGTTTTCTAGGTCAGAAGTATCTACCCATAGATCACCGTATACCAATGCAGTTTCATCTGACTGTGTTGTTGGTGCTGCTGCTGCAACTTGTGGTCCTGCTGGATCAGTTGTTGAAAGATCGTAACCACGTGCATCGTTTGATACATTCTGGTAACCTCTCCATACTGAACCGTCATGGATCATAATATCAACGTCATCAACGTCATCGTGGAACCAATATGTGTCGGCAGATGGGTCGGTTGTAGGCTGTGCTACAGATGTTGTATACGTCGCTGGAACCCAGTTACTCAGGATAATATCACTTGCGTTACCGGCACGAACTTGGCCAGTTGTGATTGCTGCTACAAGACCAACATCGGCTAGAGGTGTATTCAGTGTTTCTTTCAGAACAATTACACCACCGCCTGTGTGGGTGATGCTTACTGCGCCTGTAGTTTCAACTGCTGCTGTTACACCAGTAACATTTGCTGCCAGAATGTCTGTTACGAAGGTAGCGCCAGTGGTGCCGCTCATTGTAACTGTTACAGGTGTTGACATTGCTACAGAACCTGCTGCTGATGCAGAGATGGTAAACGTGTCTGAAGTGGTTGGGGCTGGAGTAGTTGTGTTACCAACCACAATAGTATCACCTGATGCATAACGCTTGAACAGTTTGTAGGTTACTGTCTCATCTTCGGTTACATCATACTGCATGTAGTATGTTGATGTTGAAAGATTTTGACCACCACCAGAACTATCCAAGTTCTTGTTAGCTGTCTGATCGTTTTCATAAAGCAATGCTGTTGTGTCAACAAACAAATCAGTTGTTGAGTTGTATACTGACAGATCAACGTGAGCACCGTTACCGGCACCGCCTGAAGATGCTTTGGTTGTTTTAACCCATACGGAACCTGTTGGACGCGGAACTGTGTCGCCTGATTTCCATTCTGGTACAGTGTAGTGAGGGGATTGCTGTACTAGTGGACCAGCGTATGTACCTGCGGTAATTCCTGCGGCTGCTAGGAAACCAGTTACACCGCCGTCTGCGATTACCATTTTTCCATCGACAGTAGAACCATCGGATGTTGCTGTGCTTTCAACGTAGAATTCTAGTACGTTATCAACCACTGCTGTGGTGATGCCTGTGCCTGTCATTGCCGTATTAATACGGGATGATGCCAAGCTGGCTGTTGTGTCAGAACTCAATGTTGTTGTAATTGTGTTAATAACAATAGTTTCATTGCCCGCAAATGTTGGAGAAGCGGTGGATGAAGCTGCTGGCCATGAAACTTCCCATGTGGTGTCACCGGTCAGTACCCATGCATTACTACGGTTCTTGTAATATGTCGGATTGCTTGTATTTGTAGCAACAACTGCATAGTCGCCGATATCACCGATTGATGCCAATGGAACACCACCTGTCAAATCGGCAGTATCTTCGATCACGATAGGAGTAACTGTACCGAATGCTTGTGTTGCAGCACTGAACTGAGTGATGCCCCAAGAGGTAGTGGATGCGTCAATCCATACTGTTCCGTTTACAGGATTTCCAGTAGGACGTGATGCACCGGTAAGTTCGGAAAGATCAATATCAACACGCTGTACATAGCAACGGTTACTAATACCCAGCAAGCTGTATGCTGCCATTAGTCCGTATTCGTTCAATTCATAACCATGAAGACCAGTTCCAGATGTGCTCTGATAGAAGGTAGGTGCTCCGAATGTCGCTGTTAATTCGCGACGAGATGAGATCAGGTAGATGTCATTTGCTGTTGCTGCAGTTGTTCCTGCTGCAGTACCGGTTCCTGCGGCATCTGATTTATCTTGACCAGTTGCAATAAGAACATAGGGTACGGTGCCTGTTGACGCTGGTGCATAGATGCTTTCATCTGATACTGTAACGTCGATACCGGGTGATACTAATGTTGCCATGTTTTTGTTTCCTCACTATAAACATATTTGTTACTGTATTTAGCGAAAGCGAGGAAAACAGGGCTGATACGACGAGTCCTTTATTTGTGCTTTGCCTAAATAAAGGTATGAAGGACGATATCAGTGTTTAAGAATAACAAATACACCAAGACATACAATGCAATTATACACCGAGCAAAAAACAGACATATGCCGGTATGTTATACCGAAGTTCATCATGTCATACCCCGATGCATGGGCGGTGATAATTCTAGTGGGAATTTGGTGGTGCTTGAGGGCAGAGAACATTATATATGCCATCTGTTACTGCCAAGAATGGTCGATGACCCGATACATGTTTCTAAGCTGATGAGCGCGGCATTTTTCATGTCCAATCTCAGCAACGCTGATCAGAGACCATTCAAGGTAAACAATCGCATATATCAATCTTTAAAAGAATGGTTTGCGAGAGAAACCTCAAAGCGAATGACCAAGTATCCCCCAATCAATGAAAGAGAACGTGGGTTATGCCCCGAGTGTGGCATTGATCCAGTGTCGATAAATTATTACCGAACAGATATGGATGGCAATGAAAAGGTATACTATAAGAAGAAATGTGCTACTTGTATCAGAAAAGATAAGAAGAAAAAATACCCGAAACCTTCCGTGGTTGCAAATTACAGAAAAAAGCCGCACTGTGAGAAATGCGGCTTCCATCCGAAGTTCGAAGCTCAATTAGTGATCCATCATATCGATTTAGATCAAACGAATTATGCTTGGAACAACCTCAAAACAGTTTGTTTGAACTGTGAATATGAGTTAGTTATCGGTAAAGTTAAGTGGTCACAAGGCGATTTGGTTCCGGATAACATAAATACAATGTAGGTCACGAACACGTATTCTACCTACTCTAACGTCTGGGGAGACATCAGCAATGTATTTAGATAACAAATATACCAAGTGGTATTATAACATAACAAAATCAGCACAAATGAGACTTGCGCCCAAGGGATATATCGAGAAACATCATATCATTCCAAAGTGCATGGGGGCGGGGAAGGAAACAATATTGTTGCATTGGCAGCTAAACGCAATTTGATACCAGATCATTGACCTTGATTTGTAGATCAATGAAAGACCCATCATTGGTTATCTCATGATCAAACTCTTGCCCAATCCAGCGGTATTCACTTTCATGGATTCCTAAATCCTCGATTGCTTCGAACATACCAACTTTATTAGAGCTTACTGCCAAGTCCCACCAATCGGGGTTTTCACCGCGTTTCACGCGAATACATGTGCCGCCGAGTTCTTTGATCATGGCGATCTCATTCGGAAATCTGACATCTGTTACGACGATGTTGGCACTTGGTTCAGCTAACTCAAGTTTCCTTTGTAATGACAGAATCCACATATCATCATGGAAACTATTCCGCATAACCTCTGTGCCAAACTGTTGCAATGCCATTCTTGGGGTGAAATCAGGAATGCCCAATTTCATGGCCCACCATTGATCTATCACATCTCGTGCTGCTCGTGATTCCGGAGTGGCCCCTTCGAGCATATCCCTGTCCCAATGGAACATCGCCGAGCATGCATCCTTAAGTGATGCCGCAAACGATATTGCTGTGAATTTATGATCCCTGACCAGATTGTCACCAACGGTGCCTTTGCCTGATCCTATTAGTCCTGATATTCCGATTAAGATTTATTTTCTCCTGATAAATAATAGTATGGATTTTTTACGTAACAAATACACACAAGTATATAATAACATCATTGATCGAGCAATGTCAAGAAACTTGCCTCGTAAATCGAACGGAACGGAGATACACCATATAATACCTAAATCATTGGGCGGGGTCGATCTGACATCAAATACATCAGTGTTGACATATAGGGAGCATTTCATCTGCCATTTGCTTCTCCCTAAAATGACGAAAGGCAATGATTCTCGAAAGATGTACCACGCACTAAGTTTCATGTTGGGTAAGCCAAAGAAAGGGGGAAGATCATATAAGGTAACAAGCACTGTGTACGCTTTGGTCAAGCAGCAAATTTCTGATAATATGACACTATTCTGGGCCGATCCTATAAAACGAAAAGAGCGTTCCTTGCTATATTCTGGCGACGGTAATCCGTTCTATGGTAAACACCATACACCCGCGTCCATTGAGCGGATGAGAAAAAGTAGTAAATTATACGTGCCTACTGATTCCACCAAACAAAAAATCAGCATTGCTACCAAAGGAACTCGCAACCCATTTTATGGAAAGAAACACACAGATCAAACTATTGAAAAAATGCGCAATGCAAGGGCAAAAACCTCCCCTATTCCAAAAGGATATACTCATACCACTCGAATATGCCCACATTGTTCATTAGTGGGGAGAGGTGGAAACATGACTAGATTTCATTTTGATAACTGCAAAT